AAGGGAAGTAAAATTTTACTTAAAAGACCCGGAGATACCAAAGCAACTCATTCAGGCAATTTTGATGAAGAAAAAAATTGGTTTAGTGTATTTAGTACATCAACTGAATTTGAAGCACAGACGGCTTATAGACCTTATGCAGTTTACTGTATTTTAAAATGTAATGGAGATTGGAACGCATTGCCAATTATGCTTTCAAAAGATGGCTACGGGAGTAAAGATGATGACAGGGTTGATACTGAAATACCAAGCATAATAAACACAGCAGATGAGGATGATTTTTCTTTCCTTGCTACCGAAGAAGATTATAATGAGTACCTTGAAAAATGGCGAACAGGAACATTTGAAATGGGTAAATCAACCGGAATTGAACCGCTTGATAAGCATTTTCTTTTTAAAGAGGGTAATTTGGTTATCATAAACGGGATTGATAATACAGGTAAGAGTTCTGTTGTTTGGTATTTAGCAATGCTATCCTGTATGTTTCATGGTTGGAAATGGCTTATTTTTAGTTCCGAAAACAGGGTAGGTGGTATTATCAGAAAGCTAATTGAATTTTATTGGAGTGAACCAATAGACACGATGAGTGAAGATAAATACAAGTTTGCAAAGCAATTTGTAAAAGAAAACTTTGACATTATAAAAGTCAGCGACAAGATGTACAACTACCAAGATATTTTAAACATGACAAAGTTGGCATTTAAGAAACATCAATACAAGGGTTTAATGATTGACCCTTACAATTCTCTTAAAGTTGATATACCGTCAAAGTCAAAAAATTCAACGTATGATTATCATTACGAAGCGGCAAGTGTTATACAATTATTTGCCAAAAAGTATAACATTTCTATTTATTTGAATTGTCACGTTGGTACTGTCGGTGCAAGGAATAAAGACAAAAGCGGATATACCAAAGCACCACAAAAAGAGGATACTGAAATGGGCGTTATGTTTGCTAATAAGGCAGACGAATTTATTACAATCCACAGAATAACTCAACACGAAACGGAATGGATGTACACGGAATTTCACGTTAGAAAAGTTAAAGAAACAGAAACAGGTGGCAGGGTAACTCCATTTAGTAAACCCATTGACTTTAAAATGGTTAATAACCTTTCAGGGTTTGAGTATATTGCAAACAGGTCGATACCTGCAAGTGGATACAACGCAATCCAAGAGTACCACAAAAAGAAACAGTTACCAAAGTACACAGAGCCAAAACAATTACAACCAAGTAAACTATTTGACGCTTACACCCCAATAAATCAACAAGAAGCAGAACCCCCTTTTTAAAAACACAAAAATTATGAATTTAGGTATCCCATATATGGGTTCTAAAAGAAAATTAGCAAGTGATATTTTGCATTTTATAACTCAACGGCACACAAGTATAACTGATTTTTATGACTTATTTGGTGGAGGTGGTTCAGTTTCGTTTAATGCAATTAAAGATTACAGATTTAACGTTCATTACAACGAATTAAATAGCCATATTTATTCATTGGTTGAATACCTAAAAACACACAGAGAACTTGAACCTAAATTTTATGAATGGGTTACAAGGGAAGAGTTTTTTAAACAATGTAATAGGCAAGACGCAGATTGGTATAGTGGATTTGTTATGACTTGCTGGAGTTTTGGTAATAATAGCGAAAAAGGATATTTATATGGTGAAGATATACAGGAAATGAAAAGACTTGCTCATCAATTTGTTGTTTATGGTTGTTTGGATAGTATGAAATCTTTAAATATTAACATACCCGAATTGTGCAATATAAAAGATGTTCAACAAAGACGCAGTTACTTTTGTGATTACATAAAAAAGCAAACAATGGAACGTTTTGATATTCAAAATTTACAAAGAATGCAAAACCTGCAAAACCTGCAAAACCTGCAAAACCTGCAAAACCTGCAAATTACTAATTTTTCTTATGAAAATGTAAATATTAATGGTAAAAATCCTGTCATTTATTGTGATATTCCATACAAAGGAACAGGCGAATATAAAGAGAGCGGGTTTGATTATGAAAAGTTTTACAAATGGGTAAACGAATGTCAGTATCCTGTTTATATTTCAGAATATAATGCCCCTTTTAAAATGGTTTACGCTTTTACACATAGAAGTTCATTATCTGCAACCAATAACAAAAAGAAAACCATCGAAAAGATATTTTGGAACGGAAAGGGAAACGCATTTAAAAATGTTTTATTCGATTAACCCATGCACCACCACATAAAGAAACTAATAAAGCTACCCTACAACATTTGGTACACGGTAATAACCAAAGATGGTGATGATCTTACAGAAATAATAAAAGAACTCATTGACGGTGGTAGCCCATTTGAGTTTTCAAACGATTACAAAAAGTTTAGGCATCTTGAAGATATTTTTTGGAAATAAAGAAAACATTATTACATTTGACTTATGGCTAAGATGAAACAAGATACCACAAAGAAAAAAGCTGTTAATATGCAGAACAGCAACGGTAAAAGTGTAACCCGATTTGGCGAAGTCGCCACAAGCCGTATTGACAGCATGAAAAAAGCTAACCCCGCTTTGGGGAAAGCTATTGGCGAGGGATACAAAAATTCAGGTGGTGGAAAATCTTACGGTTACGCAGCAAGTGACGCTATCAAAGCCGGACTAAAAAAATCAACAGACGCAGCAAAATCAAAAAAATCAAAATAAAATGGCACTTATTGTAAAAACCAACAAAGACGAACTGGACGCAAAGATTGCAGACCTTCAGGCAGCATTAGCGGCAGTTAATTCATTTCAGATTACAGCAAGCATCGAAACAGCACCCGAACCCGTTGCAGAGCCAATCGTAGAGGCAGCACCCGTAGTGGAAGAAGCCCCGGTAGAAACCCCTGAAGCAACAGACGGAACCCCCGTATGATAGTAGACCACACCAAATTGGTTAAAGAGGAAAACGAAAGGCACAAAGCTGAACTTGCGGCTATTGACCGTTTTTGTTTGTTTTTAGACGAATTTGAAAAGACCGGAACTATAAACGGTTTACCATACCTACTCAACGGTATTAGTTTTGACAATAAAGTAGCACGATTTAAGCCAATAGGTGAGGGTCGTGAATACTTTTTTGATGCCAACAAAGAACACACCAACGAAGTCCCTTATTAATAAAAAATCCCGCACTTATTTCAGATGCAGGTAAAAACCTTTTATTAAGGTCTATTTTAGAAAGCCGATTGAATAGCTGATAAAGCTGCTGTGGTGATAATAAACCCGCTATCGTGCTGATTCCCTCTCCAATAACGAACCTGAACAACCGACTGTCCTGTAGGAAAATCCGTAAGTTGCTGTGACGATAAAGGCCAAGCAGCCTGAATATCCTGTGACACCAACAAATACTGTGGTGACGGAGAAATGTTAGGGAATGGGTTGTTGGTTGTTATCTGACCAATAGGAGGAAACGGCTCTTGAGCGTTTGGACTGTCTTTTGTTGGTGCGGATAAAATGTTTACGAGTTGTGAACCTTGATATGCTGCCATTGTTTTTAAATTTTTATATAGTAATCTTGTAAATAGTCATCGTGTATAGCACGTAATAAAGGTAAAATTTTATTTTGATATAATAAAAACTTTTTTTATCTTAGCCGAAGCGAACAAGATATACATGAACAGAGCAATCAACAAAGACATCCCGGCAGCTAAAACCATCTGTGTTCATGTAAGTTCGCACTTTCTCACTTTGGTTGGCTGTTCGGGTTTTTTAATCTAAAGATATGAGCGTAATTATAGCCATGTGCGTGTATTGCACAGAAGAAAACGGTAAGTTAAAATACTTACAACAAACTTTAGATAGTCTGCTTACTACAGTAGACTTTAAAAAGCACGAACTTATTATAATTCAAAACGACCAGTACAAAGAAACGTCAAGGTTAATAAATCAATATTTAAATCACGACTTAAATATTAAATTGATTTATCCGGGCGAGAACTTAGGTACAGCAGAGGGCATTAACCTTGCGTTAAAACAAAGAAAAGATGGGCAATTTTTTGTTAAATGCGATGATGACTGGACTACGACACATATCGGGTGGGTTGAAGAAATGCAGGAACAAATAGAATTACACCCCGAAATAGGTATTCTTGGGTTAAAGCGTGACGACGTTTACGGGGAGTTGATACCCGACAAGGACGGGCAGTTATTGTGGAATAATGACATTATGGGGACTTGCACAATGTACAACCCCGCGATGTTAGAGAAAATAGGGGCTTTAAAGCAATTTTCCAAATACGGGTACGACGACTCAGTCTTTTCAGTTCGTTCTATTGTTGCGGGTTTTAAAAACGCATTTATGCGGAATATAAAGATAGTTAACCTTGATGAAGGTGGAACGGAATATACCGAATGGAAAAAGAAAGAGGCGGGTATATACGCATCGGAAGCAGCTATTGTTACAGACTTGATTAGAACGGGTCAATTATCTTACTATTATCCTTTTGAATAATGATACTTGGAGATAGTGGTGAATACGAGTTGCTTACTGAAGCAGTTGAACTATCGAAAGATGTTGATGGTCTTTTAGTGGAGATAGGTCTTAGGTTGGGCATGGGAACAAAGACAATTATTGATGCTTGTTTACAGCATCGCCCCGGCAGCACAGTAATAAGCATAGACCCTTTTGGCTCAATATTATACACGTGCAGGGAAGCAGATGGGCCGATAAGACTTGACTACACCAACGATATGTATAAACAGGTTATGTTAAGTATGTCGGAATATGTAATTGATAAAAACGTGAATTGGGTGATGTTAAAGATGACTGACAATGAGTTTTTTAATCGTTTTTCATATTCATTTCCAATATATGAGTTGGAACATATAATTTACACAAAGTATGCCATGTGTCATCTTGACGGGGTTCATACTGTACATGCTATATCAGACGAGGTGGAGTGGTTTAACGACAGGATGGATAGTGGCGCAACGATAGTGATAGATGATTGTACACCCGATTTTTTTGACATAGAACCAATTAACAGGCTATTTGAAAGTTTAAATTGGGAACTTTATAAACAAGGGGTAAAAAAGAATATTTACAGAAAGCTATGAGTTTGAAATTAATCACAGTTTGTAGCCATCCTGAACACGCAATAACCTTAATTGAGTCTGCGACAAAAAACGGATGGGACTTAGAGGTAATCAAGTGCGAATGGAAAGGGTTCGGCACAAAACTTGTTGAAACATACAAATATCTTAAAGAACATCCCGAAGTTACGGAATTTGTGTTTTGCGATGCCTTTGATGTGGTTGTTTTGGGTAGCCCTGAAGAATTTAAAAGCAAGGTCAAGGCTGAAAACATATTATTAAGCACAGAAAAGGGGCTTTGGCCTCCATCGCTTTTACCATTTAGAAGTATGTACTTCGAGCATGAACATGGGTTTAACTATATCAATAGTGGGTTATACTACTGTAAATCGAGTGCTTTCATTATAATGTACGAAGAATTTACCCCTTTTGAAGCTATTGATGACCAACTTTGGATGAACCTAATGTGGCTTTTAAATGATTGGGTTGTAATAGATGTAGATAGTAAACAGTCGGTTTTCAACAACCATAGTTTCATAGCAGAGGGGGAATACACTTACAATAACGGCAGGGTGCAGATTATGGGTAACGAACCCGTGTTTATACATTGCAACGCCAAGACGATTGATGAAAAATTAAACCAAATGTTAGCGGTATGACAATAATAAATGATGGAAAATTTAACGTGTTTCAAATAAATATTTTAAAAAGAAGATATGAGTTAAATATTTATTTAACAGCAGACTGTTCTAATAGAATAAGAAATTATTTATTAATAGAACTAAATATTTGGCGAGTAATTAGAAGTCCATTAGAGGTTAAGCTAATAAAAAAATATAAGCATGAAAGGATTAAACTAATTTCAAAACCATGACAATGCAAGAATTACAAAAAAGTTGGGAAGATACAGAACAGTATCATAAACACATACACGAGTCCTTTGTTGAAGAAGTAAACAAGGATGAGTTCCTTAACGAACACAGAACATTTGTAGAGCAAAATATATTTGGTTTTGGGGAAAGGTCATTTCAATACTTATGGAAACTGATTGTGGATGAAATGCCCTCGGATTTTAGTTTTATAGAACTGGGAGTTTTCAAAGGTCAGATACTATCGCTTATACAGGTCTTAGCGAGCCGTACGGGACGCTCAGTTAAACGATACGGTGTTACGCCATTAGATACATCGGGAGATATGTGGGAAAGCGACTACGAGGCCGATATAGCCCGATTGCATGATTACTTTTTTATCCCCAAAGATTACACGCTATATGTTGGTTCAAGCCATGACCCTGTAATTATTGAAAAGGCATATCAAACATCACCCTATGATATACTTTACGTGGATGGAGATCATAGTTATGAAGGTGCTTTAGCTGATTTAAACTATTACGCTCCCTTTGTAAAACGTGGTGGATTTTTGGTTATTGATGACTGTAACAATGATTTAAATTTTCCATCATCGGGTTTCTTTTGCGGAATACAACCCGTAACAGATGCTAAGATAAAGTGGTTAGAGCAAAATGGTGACGATTGGGAATTTTATGGTAACGTGGTGCATATTTCAGTTTACAAGCGCAAATGAAGAAAATAATCTATTATACTTTTTATTCTGAAGATGGTTCAGACTACTATCGTAGCGCAGGGGTGTTCCCGTATATTAAAAGCAAAGACTTTGAATTAGTCAATTTGTCCCATATCAAGGAATTGGGGTTTTCTAATCTTTTGGGATATGATGCTATATTTATTGTAAGACCACATGAAGAAAAGCATTTAAACCTGATAAGGATGGCGAAGGATTGTGGTTTGAAAGTAATTATAGACCACGACGACAATCCGCTATGCTTACCGAACCATCACCCATTAAAGGGCTTTTTTAACGCAAGTAAAAAGAATATATTAAGTGCCGTTGCGCTTGCTGATGAGGTTTGGGTAAGCACCGAAGCGATAAAAACAGCGTTTAAACTTTACAACAGAAACATACACGTCATACCTAACGCTCATAATGATTATCTTTTTAAAGTAGAAGATAAAAAACCATTTGTATTCAACAGAGTTGCGATGTGGCGGGGCGGTTTATCCCACATAGGCGACATCTACGAGCCGGGAGTATCAGAAAAATTAGTGGAACTTGTCAATAGAAACCAAGACTGGAAATTCTTTTTTTTAGGGCAACGTTTTGATTGGATAGAAATGCACCTAACGGGAAATAACTGTTATAGGCACGACGGGGCAACAACGATACAGTTTTACAAGCTAATGCACGAATATAACCCTTGTATCTTCTTTTATCCGCTTAATAACAATTTATTCAACCAAAGCAAAAGTAATTGCAGTTGGCTTGAGTCAACGTATAGTGGCGCAGCATATTTTGGTAACAAAGATTTGCCGGAATTTGATAAGGATTGTATTTTTGACTTAAAACTATTAAAGGAAGCGATTGAAGGGTCGCACCACGAGGGTTTGGCAAAAGCAAATAAGGAAAGTTGGGAACTGATATGTGATGAATATTTGCTAAGTAAAGTAAATAAATTAAGGCTAAAAAGGATAGAAAAGTTATTTGAGATATGAAAGTACTGCATAATAGGATATTAGTAAGGTTTCACGAGGATATAGAGACTCCGTTAGGGCTTGTTATCCCCGAAAGGTATGCAGTACACGTACAACAAAACGAAGACGATAACGAGACCCGTAAGGGTGTTACAACGGACAGGCGGTTAATCAACCCGCAAAAGGTAACCATTCTAAGCGGTAAACATGAGGGTAGGGATGCTTTTGTATATTACGGGGCTTATGAGATAGCTAAATGGGTAGATGACGAAAGGGCTATTATTGACGAATCGTTGATATACTTCTTTATTGGCGACACTATCGAAATGGCTGAAAATACCTATTTAGGTTATGAGGTGTTTGTAGAACCCGAAAAGACACCTGCGGGAATTATACTAAGCACAACCATTGAAGAAAAAGACAAAATAAGCATTAGAATATCACATATCCCTGAAAATAGCATAGCCAATATTGGCGACCTTGTAACAACGATTGACGGAAACCAATATTGGTTGATATATAATGGTCAACGGTATATTAAGCTAAGGGAAAGTGAAATAGCGGCAGTAAACGGAAATCCTGTTAATGAAAATCTTTTAGTGGAATATATCTACGGCAAGGATGATGAGGAAAGGATGGAAAAGAATCAAGAGATATACAATCATATTGACTTTTGCCGTAAACATGGTTGGCATATAGAGGGTATGGAATTTAAACCCGTTCCCGAACCCAAGACAATAAAAGCTAAAGTTCTAAAAGGGGATATGGAGGGTGAAGAAATTATTGTTAACAGAAATTTTGGCGTAAAGGTAGGAGGTAATAAATGGATAATATCGAAAGAGTCTGTGACATTGATGACCCTAACTACACCATGAATGGTGTCCCTAAAAAGACAGTTAGAAACAATAAAGGACAGTTTGTAAAGGGGTACGCGCCGATAGGGTCAGTTCAACGGTACGTAGGTCACAAAACAAAAAGCACCAAAGAAAAAAAGGAACAGGTAGATATTGAAAGAATAGCTACCATTAAGCGTTTAAGGACAAGGCTAAAGATACTTCGACAAAAGTACGATGAACTATCAGAATATAAATTATCCGGCAATAAAGAACTAATGCAACGTGTCAGGGTGCTACAAAAAGACCCTAAATACTATTGGACAGTTGTTGGACTCCCTGTTCTACAAATATGGAAAAGGGAACAAAAGCTAAACCTTCAGTTAGCAACGGTATTGATTATATGCTCTTACTATCAGATGATATTACGATCTGATTTTGCCTTGTTTAAAGTAAGGGTGTTTGAGGTAAAGATTAAGCAACTTATAGAAATGGGGTTGATGCAATCCGTTGACTTGCCAAAAAAGACCCCTAAAGGAAGACCAAGAAAGGGGTATTTCCTCACACCAAACGGTCACGCAGCTATGGATAGGTTCAAGGTAATTTTTAACGAGAACACGCACTTGTTAAATTTAGATGATGAAATAGCATCTATGAAAAGATTTTCAGGTGCAAGGGCTAAAATAAAGCAGAAAAAGATTAAAAACGCATTGTTATGAAAAAACCCGATTTAAAAGGATTAAGTAAAACGCAAATTGCGTATATTGAGTACCTTGAAGGATGTCTTAACGGGTCATCTGAACTTATTATGGCACTTAACACAGCAAGTAGGGTTTTTGCGGATGACTTAAACTTAATTTGCGATGGTGATGCTGTTGAATGGGTGTCAGAGGGGGATAGTGATGTAGCTAAATCGAGGCTTACACTTTTATCAGCAGATGCCAAAGATAAAACTTTTGAAAGAATTATGGTTTTATTTGATAAATTTGATAAAATAAAGGCGTTGAGTCAACATTTTAAAGGTGGGTTGGCTTCGCAACAAGAGCAATCAAAGGTTAGGTTAAAACCCGGTGGAAACATCTATGAACACGTATTAGAGGAAAGAAAAAATGGCCGTTCAAGAGTTTGAAATTTATGAAGGTTTAATTTATAAAACGCCCGAAATACCTAAAAAGATTAGGGGTGACAAACTTAAAGTAAAAGACCAGTATTGGACAAGGCATACCGAATACGAACAATGGGATTGGAACGATGACCCCAAATTAGGGGCTGTTTGGTGGGATGACCCCGAACCCGGACAGCTTGAGTGGTATTACGACGAAATAGACCGCATCCTTTATGGTGAATGGGTAATGATTGAAGGCCGCCCTACCTATCTTAATCACTTCGCATATTTTTACCATCAGTGGTTCGTCCTCAAGGAAGGCGGTTATCCCGAATACCGTGACACTTCTTTATATTTCCTAAGATTTATTGAATTAGTATTTAATGACCCTAAATGCAGGGGCGGGAATACCATGAAAGGCAGACGTAAGGGTGTATCCTCTATGTGTATGTCTGTTATGCTTCAGTTTGGTGTGGTATTAATGAAAAATACCGAACAGGGTATCACTTCAAAGTCAAACAAGGACGCTGAAAAGATATTTCAATTAATGCTTGTAAACGGTTACGCTAACCTACCCAACTTTTTAAAACCCCGTATTAGTGGTAATGACTTGCCTAAAACCACAATGAATATCATTAAAAAGGCGGGTGGTATCACAAAGGAAAAGGGTATAGGTGCATCAAAAGAAGGTTTAAATAACAAGATTGAATTTCGCGCGCCTGCAAGTAACGTGTTTGACGGTGATGGTTTATGGTTTTTACTACTTGATGAGGCTGCAAAATGGGAAGATGTAAATATCTATGAATACATGGAAATAGCATCCCAAAGTATTGTAGCGGGTAAGAATATAGGGCGAATGATGCTTATTACAACGGTTAACAAAGGTGATAAGGGTGGTGATAACTACAAATTAGTTTGGCGAGAGTCAAGCCAGCTTGTACGTGATGTATTAGGGCAGACACAAAACAAACTATACAGGCAGTTTATTCCCGGTTATATGGGTGGCAGGGATGGTGGATGGATTGATAAATACGGTAATTCTGTATGGGATACACCAACGGAAGAACAAATGGAATGGCTTAAAAACGACCCAAACACCCTTG